AGTACGGCGAATGCGAATAGAAAGATCTACAAGTGCGCCCTTGAGCTGCTGTTTTTCTTCTTCTGTGAAACCGCCCTCACCACCGTTACCGTCTATACCGTCGAGTTTGTGATAAAGCCACGACGGAGACCTGTCGAAATAGGTGCGTGCCAGTTCCCGGATTGATACAGCGAGAATGATGTCACTCATTTTCTTTTTAACATCTGTATCTACCATCTGTTTTGTCATCGTAGTTGTCGTTGTCATTGTCGTTTCCATTTTTTTATTTTTTTAGTTCCGCCCCTCGGAAGAGAGGCGGATGTTAATTGTCAGGGCATATAGGTCAATTCATCGAACAGCCTCTGTGCATAATAAAGGAGTTCCGGGTGACCGTTCGGATATGAGTTTCTGTAATTCCGAATCGCGTTTATAAGGTCCGCCTCCTCTTGTGTTAAATTCATTTTTTCCATTTTGCTAATTGTTTTATTAATACAATGCAAAGATACTACAAATTATTGTAGTGACCAAATATTTACTACAATAATTTGTAGTACCCTGTAATATTTAACTTATCTATAGCTAAAAAGGCCGTTGCCTCACGGCAACGACCTTCGAACATGATTCATTAGGATGAAATCCTGAGAAACAATCTTAACCCTTAAATTAACTAATAACTAAAACTTATATCAAACCATGAAAACAACAAACGTGTATTAATTACTAACATCTAACATAAATATGTATGAAAAAAGAATTATCTGAGAATATTGACCACACGCAATCCCATGACGCGAGTGCGCGGATTGTGGGCCATCAGAACGTATGTGTTTCTCCGATGCCACCTGAAGAACAGAAAACGCCGGTATGAAGTGTAATTAACCAGTGTAAAACTGTCTCGGATTGAATAACGAATGTCGGATGTGAGATCACGACGGACAACGGCGGATATGGTGACGAAACTATCACGGTATGCAGCATGCATACTTTGTAACGTATCGACATAGACAGGAACCCGGACACTGTCGATGGTAGCGACGGAAAAATCAGTTAACGAATGAGTATCGTTTAATCGTATACCAAGACTGCGGAGCTGTGCTTCCTTATCGGAAAGCAGACGACGTACATTGTCGCGCTCGAAGCATAGCTCATTGACGCGATCTGCCCATACCATGCGTCCGTCCTGAAGTTCTACCTGGTAAGCATCAGCAGTATCACGAAGAGCACTGACGCTTTGTGAAAGCTGATTGACCTTGGTACGTTCCTGGCGCAGTTCGGACTGGGCGTGGTGCCACTTGCCTGCTGAAAATATTCCAGCGGCAGCAAGCAGCACCACAAGCAGTGCGAGGAGGACAGGACGTGGGCCATTATCTATATTGATACGTGTAGACATGTTATGCAGTCTTATATAATGCAGTTATGATGGAAACTATCTCGACCAAGGAAAGATGTGAATCATCCAGATCCTTAGCGAGCATGGCGGCGATCTGCGAGATCTTAACGCTCTTTACATCGATATCAAGTGAAGCGATGTAACGGCTTACGAGAAGAAGCTTCTGATTGTTATCCTGTGTACTTGCAGCCTGGTTAGCAATTCCGACACCGGTGATAACCTTATCAATATTAAGTTTGATCCAGGTATCTACGGCCTGAGCAACGGGAACGCCCCATTTTGCGCCAACCATGGTACAAATACGTCCAACGAGATTTGTCGCTCCAGAAGCATTAGCCTCCTTGATGACGTTGAGAACTGAGATGGCAACAGGTGCAGCCACCTTAACAAGACTGTCATTTTTAGACAACAGTGCGGCGAACCAACACACAACGGAATTGAAAATCGCCTTAATTTTTTCAATGAAACTCATATAATTAAGATTAAATATGTAATAGATCTTCTCCTTCTACACTGACGGATTCGACAGTGGTGAGATTGCACTCCTCATTTTCGAGACTTTTCAGATCTAGCATTTTTACGATGTCGCGAATGGCATCATCGTGCGATCCATCTGTGCGGACATCAAGTTTTATATTAATAGTAAGTTTTTCCATATATCATTATTTTGAACAAATTTTCTCGACGGTTGGAATGAGAGCAAGCAACTGTTTCAAGTAATTAGGGGACGTAGCATATTTACATCCTACGTTGTTGCTTATTCGCTGAGCGAACTGCTCTGGGTCATGACGGTAAGGCCAAGCATCCGAATAACCAGGTTTCTGAAGGAGACGGGAATGTTCCTTCAGACAATCTTGGAGTGAATCAAAGTCTTTGAAAAGACGGAGAACAGTATAATAGTATCGGCCCGTTTTTGTTCTGCAAACGGATATGACCTTTTCTGGAGCTGTGAAATGCACATCGGGGCTGGAGAAATACTCGTGCGTTTTGACGAGGACAGTCTTTCCAGTCCAATTAGAGCCGCGCGTTATGCCAAAAAGATTGTAACGGCCGACACGCGAATGTCCCCATCCTGTTTCTAAAATAGCTTGCGCGGTGACAAAAACGGGGGAAATATCTGTCGCCTCTTTAGCTGCAGCATATACCTTTTGCGCAAATTCGCGCTGCAATGTTGTTGGCATTATTTAACCTCCTTATTATTAACATACTCTCCCTTATCATTAAAGTCTTTAAGACGCTTTACAAACGATTTCGGGAAAATTGGTATTATTGCTTGAATATTTTCGACGCAAGAAAAAGTCTCACGTACCAGCATTAGAACACAAAGATATGTTCCCATCCATTGTGTAGTTCCTACGATTCTACCAGCCACGGTGCAATTGCTCAAAACATTTGAAAGAATGAGTAGCAGGATATAAACTGCTATTTTCTTTCCGAATTTAGCAAAGAACGATTCAGAGGACGCATCTTTATGAATCAGATGCTTCCATAGTCCCAGAACCGTATCAACACCAACAGCGACGGCAATCCACTTCGCAAACTCCCAATCCTGAAACAAGTATCGAGAGAAATCAGCCACAATTGACAGCGGCAGGGACGTAAGTAATATCACTGGTAACCTTTTCATTTTCTTGCAAAGATAAATCAATGTATCTGTTTGGCAAAGGACCGACAAAGGTTATGGGTTCCGAGACTGTCAGATCCGGATGCATTAAGCATCAATGTCCATCCGATGCTGGACAGTTCAGTGGCGACGAAAGGTATAATCTCAGCTTTGTCAAGGCTATCTCTTTCGAGCCATGGAATATCTCCAGCTTCACTGTCTGCCATCATCCAGGCATGTATCTCTGACAGCATTTTCAAAGAACGGTCGGATGCTATCACGTTTTCGAGTATATCAGCTCGGCTCGGCATTTTGAATGCAACCGTTACAGCCAGACGTTCACTGCATGAAAACGACCTGTGGCCATCATCTGAAATATCAAATTCTCCATAATCGGCAAACAGAAAACTGCCAATCAACTTGTCTATTCGTAATTTCAGGTCATCAAATGACTGACCATACACGTAATTGTCAATATCTGGAACACGTGACTGATCCGGGAGGGATTCAATAGACTTTAGTATGTCCGCGTATTCAGACATGCTGCTCTGTCCATTTGTGGCGATGGACTTTAATCCTGCCTTGTTGGGGAATTTTGCAAAATAAAGAAATAAATCAATTATCATATTATCTGTTCAATTGTGCTGATTGGTAATCCTATTTCAGAACTTATTTTTGCGTAGTCCATTCCCATACCATGCATGTTACGGACTGCATCTATTGTTTTTTTGCGAATTATTCGCAAATAAGTGAGTACGTTGATTTGCTCTATTATTTCAGCATCACCCAGTCCATCCTTCGAGAGGTCATACAAAGCATCTGACGCATCTGTAGTGATTAAGCGATCATGCTGCTGTTTGAACTGAGTGAGCAGAGAAAACGGCGTTCTGTTAAACAGATAATTATTGAATCCCTGAAAGTTGAGCGAAATTGCCTGAAGAGTTTCTTTAGGGAGTTTGGAGAAAGTTTCTGCCAGCTTATGCGCACCTTCAGAGGTGTATTTTCCAGGATAATACAATATTGCAGCGAGCAAAGGCAATGTTTCAGGATCTGCGCCGATGAGATCACGAGCTTCAATATATTGAAGGGCCGAAAGCGAACACGTAAGTACGCGGTACCGGGAATCGACCCGATAACCGTCGTACTTATGTTCATCTATAATAATATATGGTAAAAGTTGAGCACAAAAACATAAATTCAGAGTGTACTTATAATCAAGTTTCTGCAATTCCTCTGCATAAGGCGTGTGCAGTTGAAAGGGATCAATCATTCTGCATAAATACCGTTCTTGAGGTGACAGCTTATCGAGGATATCATTATCGGGATAAGATATTGTGAACAGGAATGTGAGCTGCTCACTGATACACACAAGGTTGGCAATCGCCTCTTCGTCCCGGAACTTGTGAATATCCCAATGCATTAAATCACACAAATAACGAATTCGCAGTTCTCCAGGAGATAAATTCCCGTTAGCCATTTCTGTGATATTTTCCACAAGTCGCAGATACACTTCTGATGGCATAGTTTCCCAGTTGTTTGGGATACTGTACATACGCCCTTTATAGACTAATTCAATATTTTTCATGGGAACATTATTATTTTGTCGTCAGGTTCGTTAAGTGACGAATAAGAACTATCGTCTGAAGACGAATCCGTGTTCATTAAAGAATCGACATTAGTTATTATATTGTCTGCTTCAGAATCGAGCTGATCAGCGAGAGCAGATGCACGATCAGACTCATCCTTACCAGAACGAGTAGCCGTATTGTCCTCAAAAAGATTTTTAATCGTAGGTGGAAACTCCAGTATGTCAAATCTTCGCAGGGCTTTTGCCACCGTCTTTTTCGCAAGAGCGAGCTTAATCATTGAAACAATATGAGTATCAGTTGTCTTTGCGAAATATGTTGCCAGTCTTTCATCCAAGCACTCCTTTTGCAGTGGCACGATCCTGAAAAAGAACAAATAGGATAAGTCGATGGGATATATCATGTCGAATTCTTCAGCAGACGTTATTTGACAGCTGCTTAACAAGAGATAATATCTAGTTTTCTGCCAGGAAGACTTCAAGGCAGCGTCATTGGCCACTAATTGTATGAGGGCATCCATTGCGTTGAAATAATTTTCCTGATAACTGCGCTGCATAGCTTCCAACTCGTATTTGTATACATCGACTCCATTTTTACGTCTGGACACCGCATCAAAAACGAGCTGCCGATTAAGAGTGAGATTTGCCATCGCCGATCGCAACGGTTCATACTCTTCCATATCAGCTGTAATGGAATTGAACACATCAATAGAAATCAACGACTTAACCCTTCGTTCCGCCATATAGCCCGAAGGCCCCAAATCGTCAAGATCCATACTTGTCTCTACACCAGGTGCATAATGACTAAATGTGGATAGATCTCCGAATAATTTTTTTAAAACTCCTGTCATGACTGTTGTTGGTTTAATCGGTTATTAGGAGAAACATCTTCCTGCTTTGCAGGAACTTCTCTGTAGAATCCTATGCGATAACCCTGTTTGTAATAATCAGGGAAATTAACACGTAAAGCTAAATTGAGCGGTTCCGCACAGATTTCATCTTCTGGAGTTAAAGACATTATATATATAAGGTAATTGTAGTAAGAGTCACTTCCAGATTTGCTGATAATGCCATCTTTGTCCACGGCCGATATTGCAGAATCCAAACCGACAGAAGACAGAAGTGCCTGTTCTGTACGTTTATCGTAGGATATCAATGCTTCAATATATTCTTTGTATTTTAGGTCTACAGTTTCAATTTTCCATTCTTGTTCATGTCCACTTGCATCAACAAATGAAATCGTCGAAAAGGCCTTTCCTTGATTGTCCGCTCCAGACAGATAATTACTAATTTTTCGTAGTTCAAGACGCAAATATTTAATCAATGTTGATTCTTTAAATTCTGTACCGATGTCGATACCATTATATATAATAAGGTCTTCATTCTTTGATTTATGAATTTTATTTTCTTCGCATAAGGAAATAATCTGATTTCTTTTAGCGGAAATCCACGCATTCGGAATAATCACGTGTATTTTAGCTGCAAGTGAATTTTTAAGAAAAGAGTTGATATATATTGCAGTCTTATTACTACCTTGTATATATGGACGTGCTCCCTGATGAGTCTCATTGACACCATAGAACTCATCGACAGATTTTTCCCTATGATGTGATATAGCTACATAATTATAATTATCGACTTCAGCCAGATTGAATTTCGGATAGATACTATATGATGAAGTCCCGAATGTCCATTTGCCAACAACAATTTGATGGAAGTCATTATAATTAATCAACTGACTTGCGACATCCTGACGTGTTGTGGCCAGGAGACAATATTTGTTATCAATAGATTCCAGTCCAGAAACAGGAAGGAATCCCATACCCTTGCCACGTGAGAACCTCCACTTTGCAAAGAAGTCTCCGAAATAATAATAGTTCTTAATACAAGACTTAGAAAAGTCCTGTATTGGCAACATACCACGTTCATCCCATGTATTCATCCAGTCAGCGACATCCGGAAGTGTAGTGTATTCACGTTTAAGTTTACCATCTGCAATGGTCTGTGTATATATAACAGGACCATGGCCATATAGCATCTTTATCTCTTTGGAGTACAATCTAGGTAGCAATCTGTTCTGCTTTATCTCCATTGTTATCTCATCGCACAATCTGTTATTCCATCCACGCAGGCACACTTGATAACCATTTACGCCAAGCCAATGATGTTCATTTATTGGAAGGAACGCACCTTGCGGAACTGACAATATTGGGGTATCAAATAACTGCTGCCCCTCACCAATCTGGAAAGACAGTACATTGCCATCGTTAACATAATAACCGGCATTACCATTTAACTTTATCTCATCATTCATAACCAATTAATCTTATGAAGTTTATATCCATCCTGTGGAAATCCCATATATCTTATTAATATGCGATAGCACATCTTTGGATCACCATGCTCGTCATTAAATAACAAATAGTTTTCTGAATCAACAGAATACCTTTCTTTTGGGAGCTGTGTTCTATAAGTGCATCGTTCTTTGACCTCCATGCCAGCACTGGCAACTCCTTTCGTCCTGGAATAAGGAAAGAAACAAATGGTGAAGTTGCCATTGGGCAGTTTGCTGATCTCACGTGCCCATTGCAGTGCAACAATGCCACTCATCTCAAATGGTTTATCCATAATGCGAAATTAATTAAATTGTACCGTAGAACAAAGGACCGCGGGGGGCCCTACCATCATATTTCCCGTGATTGTGACCAAGCACCTCATATCCGTTTTTCAGCGGTGCGTGCTAAAAACAACGATTTAAATTATTTTTGGCCGTTTCCGTTCAAACATAAGTAATTAAATTACAATTAGTTGCAATTTTCAACAATGTAAAATGTTGCGATTATTCGACCATTTTAATCAATTATTGGAACGTTATTTGGACATTTTCGTTCTAAATACTTATATTATCGGGTAAATCTGTAGGATAAGAACTTAATTCTTTCTTTACAATATCGGAATATAGGCCATAAAGTAAGTAAATCATTGCACTAGGCAGCTGTGTTGTCAGTCCTGCCTGGTGTTTTAACGGTTCTTTTTTCTCACTTGACTTGTCAAGTTCGATTGTTCCGTTCGTTTTTTTGAGTGGACTGATTAATATGGCCGAACATAAATCCGGACACTCATTTTCGTCGATACGAATTTTTGGAAGCATCGGTGTACGTTCGGAAAAAAGCATCTGGCATAATTTGAACTGTTGCCAATGATAGATTGTTGGCGCACCCTCATTGAAAAGCATCACGCTAAACCCAAAACTCTCAAGAGCAGCCTTTAAAGTCTTTGAATCAGTGGTTATTTGTTCGATTTCTTCCTTTTTTTTGTTGCCTGCACGGTCTGGATAGAGATAAATCATCTTATTTATCGCGTCTGTTCCAAAAAATTGATATACCTGGCTGGCAAGTGACTGCTGATCGTCAGGTACAATTGCATAGAACTGCTTAATTATGTCGAATCTGCGTCCGTAATCTTTCTTTTGACCGACGATAATCGACGAGAAATTGCCAGGATCATAACCAAAATAGAGAGGTTCGCTCTTGTCGTAGTGTTTCAGGTAACGTGCAGTAAGAACAAAGCGATCACGGAGGTTAAATTTCAGAATTGACTCGTATAAATAGCTATCTTTGAACTGGTGAAGCTCACGATCATAAGAAACAAAGAACTTGTTCGTAACTTCCTTATGTCGTATAGCACATATAGCAGTCAAGAACTCGTCGATGTCGAGTGTGTCAAGCTGAGTTTTAAAAAATTTAGGGCCAAGTATGTCTTTGTTGCAGAAACTCGATGCATGTATATAATATATTGCATTACGTCTCATATCGGCAAGCCGCGGCTTCCACCTTGCAATAAAAGCAGCAAGACGCTGTGTCTCCAGGCGAATTTTTTCAATTGTAACTGGGTTTGTATTTTTTTTAAGTTCCTGCTGTAGAACATATTGTCGATAAAGCGATCTGTTGACTTCAAGAGATACGGTAGCAATTTCATCAATAAGATTTTTATCGACTTTGTTTTCATATTCTTCAAACCAATCATCCTCACCCAGATCTACACGAGCGGTATCGCTTACTCCAGTAACGCCTTCATAGTATGCAGAGCGTCTAATGTCAGCAGGACCACCACGCAGAGAAGGGAAAAGACGCGTTTTTAGCTTTTCACCGGAATTGTGTTTCATTTCCTCAATAAAAGCATGCACGCCATTACGACCTGCAACAGATTCAGGCTGATCAGAAGCGACCAGTTGCATGTGAAATCCGTTTCTGAAGATAATCGAATGTTTTGCATAAGAAATTGGATATCGAGGCATTCGGAAATGTGAAGGCAGTTTTGATTCTCCAACTACATAATCAATGCCATACTCCAACATCGCCCTCTGTTTTCCATTAACGATTACAGGACGTGAAAAATACGCTTGTATGTTCGGCCATACGTTCGTCATCAGCGCGACGTATGTCTTATGGACAAGGAAAGACAGCTCCCCTGGCATATCATTCGCAACACGAATGATTCTCGGTCCCATTACGCCCTCTGTTTTATCTCCTGCTCGCGCTACTTCGGCAAATAACATGTTCGGATCAATTATATTGGCAAGGAGCTGCATAGAATTCATATAATAGTGCTCCATACCTTCCTGGGTAATATTAGACATCGCTCACCTCCTCG